GGCGGAACGTCCGTAGACGTGCCGATGCGCGCCGGGATGATCGCGTTCACGATGTCGCCGGCAGCGAAGACGTGATCGTTCGGGTATCCGAGGATGTGCGCGAACGCACCGGACGTACCCTTGGCGCCGAGCACGAGCTCTGCGTCAGTGGGCTCCTCACGGTTGTAGACGTAGCGCGTCGTCAGCGTGAAGTCCTTCGTGCCTTCGAGCTTCAGCGCCTGCGCGAGCGTGTAGCGGGTCGACGTGATCGAGTTGATGGTGACAGCGAGATCGAAACCGTCTCCGGCGAGACCGTATGTGAGCCGCTTGTTCGCCACGTTGTTCACATCCGCCACCGCGAGAGGACCGCCCGCGTAACCAGGGATCCAGAGGACGATACCGTTTCCGTCAGAGGCGGTACCCGCCTGAACTGGTTCGTTTGCCATTTCTTCTCCTTGAGGGAATGCCCCTCGGAGGGGCTGTGAACCTGACGCCGACCGGCGCCAGGCATGCAAAAGGCCCGCACCATCGGGTACGGGCCTTCGCGGGAATTTGGGTTACTCGGCGGTCTTCGCCACCGTCTTGGAAGCGGGCTTCTTGGCTTCCACCACCTCGTAGTCGTCCGGGTACTTCTCCACCAGACGCTTGTCCACCAGGAACTGCGTGCGCTTGCCCTTCGCGGAACGAACATTCACCAGATCAGCCATCAGGCCCTCCTTGAAACGAATTCGAATGACAGGTCGAGGTAGTGGAGGTCTGTGACCGGATCGAACCGGCCCTTCCCCTCCTCCACCCCAGGAACAAGCGACACCGGATCACACCGACGCCCCGACACAGCCGGGATCTTCCCGATGACTGTCATCACCGCGTCGGCGAGTTCCAGGAGCCCGTCAGCGGTCGTCGCGACGATCCGCACGTCGTACCGCCACTTCGAACGGGAATCGGCACTCTGGCGGGACGTGAACCTGTTATCCCCCAGCTCTGCCGGCGCGTCAGGGAACAGGACGATGTAGTTCGCGCGGACGGGCTTGCCATCGACGCGGCGAACGTTGTCGTAGACCTTACCCACCAGGACAGCCACGGCGAGCAGGAGCGCACGGAACGCGACGAAGTGGGCGAGCATCACTCCTCCAGCTCTTCGGCCAGTGCCTCGAAGACCGCATTCTCGAGACCTTCGAAGAACTCGGGTTCGTTGGCTTCGAGCGCGTCGCGGCCGGCGTGATGAACGGGACCGTCGATGCCGGCCGTACTCTTCGGGTCGTCGAGGAATCCCGCGGATGCGCCAGGCGTGCTCCCGAGGACCGGGCCGATCTCGCTTTCGATCCCCCCGAGCGGAAACTTGATGTCGAAGCTGATGGCCGCGGCGTAGGTGTCCGCGTAGCCATCAGAGATCTCAGCGCCTTGCTTCCAGTCCTCTTTCATGCGAAGGCTGGTGCGCTTGATGGAATTCTCGATGAGTCGGTTGGCCGTGGCCGGCACACGTCGGAGGTTGGCTTCTAGGCGTCCGATCTCGGAGAAGTCGTCAGCCATCAGCTCAGCTCCTCGAGCGGGTATCGGTATGCCGACACCTGGCCTGCAGCGGCGGCCCCTGAGAGCTTGAAGCGCCGACCGACTAACAGAGGGTCAGGGGAAGCGCTGCACTCCACCTCATCGTCGGTGAAGAAGCGCGCTGTACCGAACGGGACAGACAAGTACGGTTCCTGCATCGCGACTGGGGAGCCTGTCGCCTGGGAGTTGGATACCTCGCGCGAACCCCAACGGATCCGGGCCTTGCCGGTGTACCGCTCCGTTTCGAGTACGCGCGTGGCGTCCTTGGTGTCGGGGTCAGTGCCATCGCGGAACTTCCCGACGAGCACTGTCTCCCACATGCGAGAGCCGGCCATGTGCTGGCCTCTAACGAGCATCCGTGCACCTCGCATAATGCCTCCTAGTACCAGGGGAAGAAGACGTCGGGTGCGTCCGTGGGGACCCAGCCCGAGACGACCGGAGTTTCCCTGCGTGTCGTGGATACGACGGAGAGTCCGCCGGACCCGGCCTCACGGAACGGGGCAAGCATGCGCTTCTCTGATGCCGTGAGGTACGCGCCGGCCTCGTCGACCTTCCACCCTTCGGTGTAGTCGTCGATCCCCCCCCGGGTCTGCGCGTTCCGGTTGTCGAACACCCGGGACGCGCAGTACAAGGTGACCATGACGACATCTTCAGGGAGCGGATCGACGAGCTCCCCGGCGTCGGTGAGCCACGTCCGCCCTGATTCCTTGCGGACCAGGGCGGACGCGGCACGGAGGCACATGGCGGCCCGTCGCTCCTCTGCATAGTTGTCGGGGATGCTCTCCCCTATCCAATCTGCGAGATCGTCGACAGACGCGAGAGTGACGGGCTCAGCCATGCGGTCCTCCTTACGGTGCGAGCTCGACCGACACAGCCCGGTTGGCGTCGAGCGTGGTGGCACCGAAGAAGGTGTCGACGACGCTCTGGTCCTCGAGCTGCAGCGGGTTGTAGTGCTGGATCCAGCGCAGCGCGTAACCGTCCTGCGCGACGGACGCGGAGAACGCGGCGCCGTCAGGCTGGCGGGAAGGCCGGGTGACGTGGGCGAACGCGTCACGGTGGTACGCGATGCCGAAGTCACTCGGGAGGGTCGGGTCGGCGACGATCGTGAAGCCAAAGAGGCGACCGATCGTTGCGTTGCGGAGCACCTCGGACGACCCAGACTCGTTCACCTTCTGGAGGAGGGTGTCGGAGAGAATCGCGGCCTCGATGTCGGACCCGACTGCGAACCAGCGGTCAGCGGCCGGGATCTTGCGGTCGTTGAGCACCTGGCGTGCCTTGATGAGCACCTGGCGGATGTTCGATCCGTCCGGTGCGACCGGGGGGATCCCGCCGGCCCCGCCGACCGTGGGAATGGCCGTCATCTCTGCGATGAGCGGGGCGGCGAGGGCGTCCACGACCGACTCGGCCTGCGGGCGCAGCACCTGGCGGGTCATGTCCTCGAGGGTGAACGTGGCGAAGTCGTCGGGGAGACGAACCGCGTTGTACACCTGGTCCTCGAGGGTGACAGGGAACCATGCCTGCGTGATGTCGTTGAACTGGATCGCCGCTCGAGCGTCACGGTTCGCCTTGGTGTAGACCTTGGCGGTGCCGGCGCTGATCGGGCCGAGGACGTTGACGGTCTGACCGCGACCGGCGACGAACTCGTTCGAGAAGTCCTGACGGACGGTGCGGGGCAGGTTGGTCAGGTAGCGCAGGGACGAAAGCGTTGCCTTCGCGGCCTGCGTGGGGTTGAACAGGGTGATTGCCACTGTGGGCCTCCTTCATGGTGTTATCGCACCCACGGTGGTGGGGCGGGTTAGTGCTCGAAGACGCGCTGAACGACCTTCTCCACGTCGATCTCGGCATCGCCGGACGGGTCACCGGGGCTGCGCAGCTTCTCCTTCGGCTGCTGCGTCGGAGGCTTCTTGGACCCAAACAGCTCCATGAGCTCTTCGGCGTCCTGAAGGATCTCCTCCTCGGTGGTGCCGGTCAGCCGCTTCACGAGGGACTCGGGGAGCCCGTGCTTCACGGCAACGCGAAGGCGCATGTTGTCCGCCTCCAGGGCGGTCACCTTCTTCGCGGTCTCGTCGGCGCCCTCAGCCTTCTTCTCGGCTTCGGCGGCGCGCTGTCGCAGGTTCTTGTTCTCGGAGTTGATCTTGCGGATCTTCTCCCGAGCCTTGTCGGGGTCGAATCCAGGATCCTCAGGCTCGTTGGCCGGGTCTTCCGGCTCGGTGGGCTGTTCGGGTTCCTGGGGGTCTTCCGGCTCCTGCGGATCTTCAGCGGGGTTCTGGTCGCTCATTTCGCCCTCCTGGGGCATGTCGGGCTGCCACCAGGGCAGCGTGTGTATCCCGAACGGTTCGGGAGGTCTATGTGATGGGCGAGTCGCGGAAGCCGCCCTGTCGCCGCATCGCAGCGAGGAGCTTCTTCGTGTCGATCGCCTTGCCATCGCCGGCGACAATGGCGCGAGCTTCGCCGTACGCGTCCATGTACCGCTCTTCATCGGCGGTCGGTTCCCACACGTTCGAGTACGCCGGCTCCGCCGTGCACCCACAGTGCGAGTGGTACTGGATGCCGTCAGCCGCTGCAGCGTCCCGGTAGACCGGACCGCGGGAAGCGAGCATCGCGCAGAACGCGCACGGGTTCCCGTCGGTGACGCGGCGCCACCCAACAGCGCGCCGGTCCCGGCCCGCCGTGGCCGCGATCGTGAGACGACCGCCCATCATCGCCTGCCGGCGAACCATCCCACCGAACTTCGTAAGCGCCGCAGTGAACGCGACCGCAGGCTCCATGCCGGACCCGATCAGACGCTTGACCCGTGTAGGTCCAGCAAGGCTCAGTGCCCGCGCCGTCTCAGTCGGGGCGCCGAGAACGACAGCGCCTGCAGCTCCGAGCTCGGCAAGCCGATACTCGGTCAGGTACTCGCTCGCGACCCTCTGTGATTCCGCCATCCGACGGTTCACCGCGATCGTCGTCGAGGCCAGCCAGTACGGCGTCGAACCGTCGAGGTCGTCGACGTCGAGGCGTTCCCACAGTGCGCGCGCTTCGATCTCTGCGCGCGCACCGATCTGGATCTGTGCATCTCGATGAGCGGTGGTAAGTTCCCTACCCTCAGCCGTTGACGCCATTGGACTGCTCATTCAGAGCCGCCGCCAGCTGCTCCTCAGCGGAGGGGTTCTCCTTCTTGTAGGCGAGCCACGCCTTTGCGATCTCCGGTGTGACTGTCGGGATGCGATCCCACAGCAGCTCCACCGGGATCTTCAGCATCGTCGCCATCTTGCCGAGCGCGTCGGCCGCCTGGTTCATAGAGCGCGACTGCAGGTCAGCCCAGTCCGTTCGGATCGAGAAGTCGGCGGCATCTTCGCGCCGACCCTCGATGTGAGCCGACAGTCGAAGCACCTGCTCGTTCGAATCACCGAAGCCGACCTTGCGTTCGTTGACCTTCAGGTCAGCCATCGCACGGGACTCGGCGATCGCATCGGCCGACAGGTTCACCAGGTCGCCCGTGAGGGCATGGACGGGGGTCTGCGTGACGACCGCGAGGATCTTCACATCCTCGTCAGTGGCCTTGATCAACCCGTCAGGCGACGTCTCGTCAAGAGTTCCAAAGGTCACGCCGTCTTCGCCCGTGAGGATGTCGCCCTGACGGAGAAGCAGCTTCACCCGTTCGCGTTCCTCAGGATCGTTCGGCATGTCGAGGCCGGTTGCGGTGCGAACCTTCCACGAGTTGAAGTGCTGAACCAGCATCCTGTCGTAGGTGGTCTTGTTGATCCGCTCCGCAACCTGCACGTACGGCTCCACCTCGCCGGGGGTGCGCCCCTCGAGGTCGATCTGGTTCGAGTAGCGCACAGCCGGCGCGACACCCGCGTTGTGGCGGCGCTCCTCGATGTAATCGACGCGACCGTTGTCATCGCCGAGGATGTACACCGCTTCCTCGTCCACGACGTACTTATGACTGCCCTTGGCGAGCAGGTAGTACATCGGGTACTCGTCTTCGACGACATCCCCGTACACGGCGTATAGGTCGCGCGGGGAACGGCCCCGCAGGACCG